AAGAATTACGCAGATGGTTTGAGTCTATAGGGGACTGTGTATGAGCTTATATGCCAATATAAACAAAAGAAAGAAAGCAGGCACTAGCAGAACTAAAAAGAAATCTACTATATCTAAATCAGCGTATGCAAATATGAAAGCTGGTTTTCCAAAGAAGAAAAAGAAAAAAGCTAAAGCATAATGGTAGCAAAGAAGAAAGTAAACCTGTCTGTAGGTAGAGGTGAAAAACGCTCTGTTAAACAGGGTGCAGGACTAACAGCAAAAGGTAGAGCAAAATATAATCGTGCAACTGGCAGCAAGTTAAAAGCCCCAGTCACAGGTAAAGTTAAAGCAGGTAGTAAGGCAGCAAAAAGAAGAAAGTCTTTCTGTGCCAGAAGCAAGAGCTGGACAGGTGAACGCGGCAAGGCAGCACGAGCCAGATGGAAGTGTTAGACAAAGCAGCAAGAAATAAGATAGCCAGTAAAATCTGGAGGGCTAATAACCCCGACAAGATACGCAGCAAGAATTACAAAGATAGATACGGCATTACATTAGATGATTACAATGCCATGCTAAAAAAACAAAAACATAGATGTTATTTATGTGGCAGCCATAATGATGACACCAAGTTATATGTAGACCACTGCCATACAAAAAAGACAGTAAGAAAGTTATTATGTCAATACTGTAATACTGGATTAGGTCAGTTTAGAGACAATATAAAAGTAATGAAGAAAGCAGTGGAGTATTTAAAACAATTTAAATAGGGTAACGACCTCGTAAGAGAGTTACAATAAGATGGCAAAACAAATAACAACAGGCTATAAGCCAAGAGCCCCACAAAAAGAAATACATGAAATGGTTAAAGGTAATCGTTTTAGTGTTGTGGTTGCTCATAGACGAATGGGTAAAACAGTTTGTGCTATTAACCAACTGATACATAGTGCACTCAACTGTGATAAACCTAATCCTAGATTTGCTTATGTAGCACCAACATACAATCAAGCTAAAAGAATTGCATGGGACTACCTGCTAGAATATACAAGACCATTAGAAGCTAAAGCCAACATTGCTGAACTGCGTGTAGACTTTATGGGCAGAAGGATAAACTTGTATGGGGCAGATAACCCTGACAGTCTGCGTGGAATCTACCTAGATGGGTGCGTTCTTGATGAAATTGGGAACATTAATCCTACACTATTCACAGAGATTGTCAGACCTGCACTAGCAGACCGACTCGGCTACTGCGTAGCAATGGGTACACCGAAAGGACAGAATCACTTTAAAGACTTGAGAGATAGAGGGTCAAGAAGTGAGGGTTGGGAATTATTAGAATTTAAATCTTCTGAAACAGGTATTGTTGATAAGAATGAGTTACTCGCTGCTAAAGCAGAAATGGGTGACGATAAGTATGCTCAAGAATTTGAATGTAGTTTTAACGCTCCAGTAGAAGGTGCTTACTATTCCTCTATCATTAATGATATAGAAGAACAAAATCATATTATAGATATTCCTAAAGACGAACTAGCAAGGACATATACTGGCTGGGATTTAGGTATGTCAGACTCTACTAGCATTTGGGTAGCACAGGTAGTTAATAAAGAAATAAGACTCATAGATTTTGTAGAAAATCATGGTGTAGGTCTTGATTACTATGTAAATTGGCTGCGAGAACATGACTATATGTACGCAACACACATATTACCTCATGATGTCGCTGTAAGAGAATTAGGCACAGGCAAATCAAGAAAAGAGATGTTAGAAGAAGCAGGTTTAAACATTACAGTTGCAACCAAGCTATCAGTAATGGATGGCATTGCCGCAGCAAGAAAAATATTACCACGCTGCTGGTTTGATAAAGATAAAACAAAACAAGGATTAGATGCAATACGGAACTATCGTAGAGTATTTGATGAAAAAAGAAATGTATTTCATGACAGACCTTTCCATGATTGGGCATCACACGCATCTGATGCGTTTAGATACCTAGCAGTTGGTATGGATGAGTCCCCTATGGAAGCATGGACAAAACCACTAGAGATAAACACTTCATGGATAGTATAAATGGCATACGATAAAGAAAATATGAATAGCAAGGAAGATAATGTAGAACTTGCTAACCTAATAGATTCGCATATTAACGACTCATTAGGTTTTATAGAGACTGAAACATCTCAAGACAGACAGACAGCACTAGAGTATTATTTGCGTGAACCTTATGGTAACGAAGTAGAAGGTCGCTCACAAATAGTAACAGGTGAAGTGGCTGAAGTAGTAGATGGTGCACTGCCACAAATTATGAAAGTCTTTACTAGCAGTAATAAAGCTGTAGAGTTTGAGCCAGTTAATGAAGGTGATGGTGCTCTAGCAGAACAAATGACTGCCTATGCTAATCACATATTCTATAAAGACAACAATGGCTTTGAAATCATGCACGACTGGTTTAAAGATGCACTGTTGCAAAAAGTAGGTGTTGTAAAAGCCTATTGGAATGATAAGAAGAATACCACAACAGAAAAGTATCAGAATCTGACAGAAGATGAATTAACAATGATTATGCAAGACGAGGAAGTAGAAATCGTTGAGCAAGAAGAAGTAGAAGAAGTAATAGAGCAAGACCCACAACCAGCAGTAGACCAAATGGGTCAGCCTATAATGGATTCAATGGGTATGCCAATGATGATGGAGACACCTCCAATCATTAATATTTACTACAATGTAAAATGCAAACGCACAAAAGATTACTCTAAAATTAAGATAGAGAATGTAGCTCCAGAAGAATTTTTAATTGATAAAAGAGCAACAACAATAGAAGATTCTGACTTTGTTGCACAAAGAAGTTTAGTAACTCGTTCAGATTTAGTAGCAATGGGGTATGACCCAAAAGTTGTTGAAACATTACCTATGGGTGATACATTAGATTTCACACCAGAGAGGGTAGCAAGATATGGTGCAGGTGAGCAACCTTTTAATACTAATGACTCTAATGATGAATCAATGGAATTGGTTGAGTATTACGAGTGTTATGTAAAAACAGATTTAGATAAAGATGGTATAGCAGAGCTTCACAGAGTTTGCTACGCAGGCAATGAAGTGTTGATGAGTGAGGAATGTGATTATGTTCCTTTTCATAGTATCTGCCCTATTCCAATTCCACACAAATTCTTTGGACAATCTTTAGCAGACAGAGCAATAGACCTACAGTTAATTAAGTCTACAGTTACCCGACAAATGCTAGACAACTTATACTTAACTAACAACTATCGTGTAGGTGCAGTAGAAGGACAGGTTAATCTTGATGACTTACTAACATCTACCGCAGGTGGAGTTATTCGTATTAAGAATCCTAATGCGTTAGTACCTATGACAGTGCAATCTAGTGCAGCACAATCATTTCCAATGTTGGAATACCTAGATGGTATTCAAGCAAAACGAAGTGGTGTGTCAGATGCACAACAAGGTCTTGACCCTAACCTTCTACAAAATGTAACAGCTACAGCAGTCAGTGCTATGACATCTGCATCACAAGGTAAGCTAGAACTTATAGCTCGTGTATTTGCAGACACAGGTGTAAGTACATTATTCAAAGGTATTATGGCATTGGTATGTAAATATCAAGACAAAGAAAGAATTATTAAAATTAACAACTCTTTTGTTCCTATGAATCCTAGAGAATGGGACACAGAATATAACATTACTGTTAATGTTGGATTAGGTACAGGCGGTAAACAAGAACAACTAGCAACTATGCAAATGATTCTTGCTAAACAAGAAGAAGTTATTAAAGGATATGGTTTAAACAACCCGTTAGTTAATATTAAGCAATACAGAGATACGCTTGCAAGATTTGTAAATATGGCAGGGTTTAAAGACGACAGTCAGTTCTTGATGGAGATATCAGAAGAACAAGCTATGCAAATGGCTCAAGCTGCTGCCGAAGCTCCTAAAGAAGAAGATAGCAATACTAAAGCAGCAATGATTCTTGCAGAAGTAGAAAGAGAAAAAGCACAGATGAAGATGCAAGAGCAAATGGCTAAACTAGAATTAGAGAAGCAGCAAACAGAACTTAAAATGCAAAAAGAAATGCTAGAACTTCAACAAGAAAAAATGGAGTTTGAAAAAGAAATGGCATTGCGTGAGTTAGAGCTTGCACAAAAGACAGCTAACGACAAACAAAAAACAGATATAAATAAAACTACAGAAATTATAAACTCTTTAGAAAAAATACAAAATATAACAACACCTAAACTATGACCAAATCAGAAGCATTTAGAAATCTTCTACAAAGTCAAGAACTACATGACGAAGTAGAAATGATGAAAAAAGAATTAATGGATTTAATTGTTAATTCTGATGATGATGAACCAAGCGTAAGAGAAGCAGCATATATCAGGATTAAAGTTATTAACGAACTCATGGCTCGTTTTGAATCTATATCAAAAGATGATGAGATTAAAGACAAGGCATGGAAAATAATATAGGCATTTAGCCTGTATGGGAAAGCCACACCGAGATGGCACAAGGAAAGAAAAATGAGTGATGACACCATGACTTCCGATACAACGGAAAGTGGAAATCTAACAGTAACAGATGCAGCTTCAGCTATTGAAGGTATGTTATCTGCACCAGAGGACTCCACAGAGGAACAACCAGAAGTTGTAGAAGAACAAACCGAAGAAGTAGTAGAAGTAGAGGAAACTGAAGAAGAAGCTGAACCAGAGGTGGAAGAAGAAGTAGAAGCCGAAGAAGAAGTAGAAGCTGAAGAAGAATCCGAAGTTGAAGAACCTGAAGAAGTTGAGGAAGAACAAACTTTCACCATTAAAGCTAGTGGAGAAGAAAAAGAAGTTACCCTTGATGAGCTAAAGAAATCTTATCAACTCGGCTCTGATTATACTAAAAAGACTCAAGAAGTAGCTGAACAGCGTAAAGTCATTGAGCAAGAAGCTAAAGCTATTATTGAAGCTAGACAAGTTAGAGATAACTATTCACAAAAATTGCAAGCAATAGAACAATTCTTAACTGGAACTAATGACAATCCAGAAGAATTAGCTGCAATGAAAGAGAACGACCCAGTAGGATATGCAGTTAAGGTCGCAGAAATGACCGAAAAAAAAGAACAATTACAAACAGTGCAGGCTGAAAGGATGCGAATTGCTCAAGAGCAAAAAACGCAAAATGATGCTCAAATGCAAAAGTTTGTAGAACAAGAACAAATAAAACTAGCAGAATCCTTACCAGAGTTTTCAGACAAAACGAAAGGCGAACAAGTCAGAAACGACATTCGTAGCTACGGCAAAAAGGTTGGTTTCACAGACGAGGAATTATCTCAAGTCTATGACTCTCGCCATGTATTGGTATTACATAAAGCAGCACAATACGACAAATTAATGGCAGGTAAAGCTGGTGTTAAGAAAAAAGTCGCTAAAGCACCAAAGACTGTAAAGTCTGGAGCTAAAGTGAAGCAGAATGTAACCGACATACAAAAGAAACAACTTAAAAAGCTACAGCAAACTGGTTCAGCCAGAGATGCCGCAGCTATATTTGAAAACTTTATTTAAGGAAAAACAATGGCAGAATTTAGAACTTATACAGCGATTGGTCAAAGAGAAGATTTAAGCAATACTATCTTCAACATTGCACCAACCGAAACACCAGTAGTTTCATCTATTGGTAAAACAAAGGCAACAGCAACATATCATGAATGGCAAACTGATGACCTAGCAGCAGCTAGTGCATCAGGTCTTTTAGAAGGTGCTGATGCTGCAGGTGCTTCTGATACTCCTACAACTCGTGTAGGTAACAGAACACAAATTCAAGGTAAAACAGTACATATCTCTGGAACTCTTGATGCAGT